ATTGGAAGAGAAGCGGTAATAACCCGTTCCTTCAAATATTGACTCGTAGTCACCATAAACCGAAAAGTTGGTAATGATGTGATCAGGCGTATCATTCGCTTCGCTTACCTGATTCCACAAGTCGCGCATAGCTAGCACACCATTATACTGATCTGTAGTTACACTGCCATCTACTTCTTTGGCATTGAAAGCCGTAGTGAGATAGTTAGTCGAATAGTTTACACGCTTGTTATCCCACCACGTATTAGTACCACTGTTTACACTGTGAACAGTAGCACCTGAGCTAGTGGAAGCAATGTCCTGCAAGCCAACAATAGCCTTGCCAGACTGTGCGCCCAACAAAGCAGCGTTGATCGTAGACATCGAACCCGTCATTGCCTGTTCGGTCTTAGCCGTAAGGAGCTTGACTGCACGATCCGAAGCACGGTTTTCAATCTCTTCTGTCATCGAAATGACGATAGGCGTAGCCTGGTAGCGGAAATACTCAAAACAGGCCGTAATTCCGTCGATTGAATCCGTGTTGAGCGAATCATATCCATCAAACCACTCACTGTCAGCAAGCGAAAACATAATATCTTCTTGGATCTGCTTGCCACCATTGTAGGTTTCAAGAATCCCTGCTTCACGGAACGCCTGTACCGTGGGGTAAGAATTGCTAATGTTATCGGTAAGACGCTTGCGCTTTGCACGCATGGTCGTTGTCCATGCGGCATCCCACTGTTCGGTTGTAGTTACAACTGCCATGATAAATTATCCTTGTTTATTCAAATCCTAAGTTGCGGAGTTCGGCAACGAGTTCTGAGTCACTAAGAGGTGCGCCCTCATTAGCCACAGTGACAGAAGATCCGCTACTTGCACGCCTCTTACTAGCACGCCTGACATTTTGATTAGTTTGGCGCAATGACGCTGCTTGGTTTGCCTTTTCCCCACTAAGAAGCTCATACGCCTCTGTAATGGTGTACTTAGCATTAGTCTCAGGATTGTTTGCTGAAATTAATCCCTTGATCCCATCTGCGTACTTATCTAACTCACCGCCATACTTGTCACGTGCTTCTTGCAACTGACTTGCCGCACTTTGCAACCGACCCACATTCTGTTGTTGCAAAAGGGCTGTAACGCCTTTTTCCAACTGGTCAATCTTAGATAGCTTATCTTCGTATCCTTGCGATTCAGTCTTGATTATCTGCCGTACAACATCTATGGCAGAGCTTTCATCTGGACCTAATCGCTCACGTAGATCAGCATATGGATCGTTGTTTTGTTGGTTTTGCGGTTGATTTATTTGCTGTTGCAACGTCTGAATCATTTGATTCTGTTGCAACATCTGCTGTTCAAACTGCCTACGTTGATCAGCTAAATCTTGCGTCTTTCGCGTGTAATCAGCTTGCTGTTTCTTAGCTTGATCTATAACACTGTGATACTGACTAGGCACTTTTGACTTGTCCTCTGCTGCCCAATTAGTAACACTACTAGCGTCAAAATTAGTTGTTGTCCCTGCACCATTGGACTCTACCTGTGTATCGTTATCCATCGACAAATCAGTTGCAAAGTCAAATGAATTGTCTGATTGGGCGGTACTAGGAGAAGAATCCTCTACTGAGGGTTCAACTGACTCGACTGCTTGTACTTCTTCACTCATTGCTCACCTCACATTTTGGCGTTGTTGGGTTTATCTGCCCATTCGCTTCTAATTGAAGAGCTTTTGGGTGGTTCTATTCGATGCTCCCGTGATCCTTTAACAGGGTCGTTAGCCTCGACAATATTATATTTCTTCATAATCTTTTGTTTATCGCTGTAACTGTCAATACGTTCAGCTACAGCAGGTTCCCATCGTCCATACAAACTAGAATGGGATAAGTGAATCTGGTTACGTCCTTTTGAGCTAAAGTCTTGCTCCATATGACCACCGCACGCGCACGCACGTGTCTTAGGCACATCAGAAGATTTGTGATACCAAACATCTTTTTCTGTGTTATCGCACTTTTTGCAAAACCAATCATATGAAGGCATTTATTCTTCCTTATTTGCGCTGTAAGACGCTGCTGCCGCACCTACGCCAAGTGGGAATAAAACAGGAGGAACAGAAGCAAGTATGTTTTTAGATCCTGTTTTTTCTGGATCAAACGTAGCGAAACGACTTCTTATTTGTTCTGGTTCAAATACAACATAAACATCTGTTTTTTTATTATCTCTTATGCCAATTCCATCATAAGTATTCCTAAATATTACTCCATCGTGACCTTTTGACTTTGCTTTTTTTAGCAAAGTGTCATATGTAACATCTCTGAAAGAACTGCCTTTAAAATCATATATTAAAGGATTTTCTAATTTTAACTTTACGGGGATAATATTATTTCCTTGATCTTTATACGCCCCAATATCTGCTTGCTCTTCTAAACTGTCATCTTGCTTTTCTAATTTTCTAATTCTAGGAAGCGGAACGCCCATTTTTGGAACATAATTACTATCATTTTTAAGATTATAAAGAAAATCTTCTACTTCTCTTTTGTCATATTTTATAGAACTAATTTCATCGCGCAACTTACTTACAGTGACATCTAAAAGTTTTTTACTTCTATCAGATGTAGATTTTTGATTTTTTTCAGAGTTAATTTTTTCTATTTGATCAGAATAATTTTTTAATTTATTATTTATATCTTTTAATTCTTGCTCTACAAATTTAATTCCGTCATTTCTATTTTCTTTTTTAAAAAACAAATCTTCAATTTTTTCTATTTCATAAAATATTTCTCGTTGTTTATCACTTATTTTTTGTTCTATATCAGGATCAAATAATTCTTTTCTTACATCTTCTGCACTTGCATAATCTGCGTACGTTTCTGCAACTTCTGCATCTCTTGCAAAAAAGAACCCTTTTCTTGCACTCTCTGCTTCTGTGGTAACGCCTAATAACCCTGGGTCAAACGAAGAAATATCAGCTTTTGTACCGTGAAATGCGTCTATATCAAACCCTTGCTGAATAGCACGATCAAGACGCGACAATTCTACATCATCCAATGCCACTTGTGCTTTTGTTTTATCAATGCGGAGATTGCCTAATGCTTTTTTATCAGAATTATCTAAATAATCAGTTGGCATATCCGCTATTTTTTGCTCTAATCGTTGTATTTCTAATGCACCAGGCGTTTCTCCACGATCTAATTGCTCTTGCATTAATTCTTCAGAGCGCGTTGCTTTTCTTACTTTTGCTCCATCAAAATTAATTTTTGCACGTTCAAGCGCATGACCAGAGTTTAAACCTTTTATTTGTTCTACAAATGTATCTCCATCTGGAAACTCAACTACCACTGATTCCGTATATGGATAGTCTTGTTCCCCAAACGGAGTAGGTTCGTCCCCTATCCCAAATTTATTAGGATCTTTAAATCCCATTGATTCTGATCTTTTAGGTCTTGGCACATCAGACCCAGGAACCATTGCAGCCATTAGCGCAGGACCAGTTAGGCTTGATCCCCCTGCTAATTTAGACAACAAGCCACTGCCCCCTGCTATATCGGACACAGACAATTCTCCTGCTGTGCCTACAGGGTCAAGCAATGCCTCTTTTGCACCTTGAGCCACTCGCCTTGCTGTGCCAGATGGGTCATCGTATGCACGTTTAGCCGCTTCTACGCCAGACTGTGCCATCCGCTCTACAGTAGGCTTGTCTAACTGCATCAAAGACCCTGCCGTTTTGAGCGGATTAATGACTCCCATCTTACCTATTAGCTCAACAACCTCTTCTAAGCCTGTTGCCCTTCTATTAGGATCGCGCTCAAGGGCTTGGGCAAACTCCAACACCTCTTGACCAAATTCCTTTGGCACATTAGGTGCGTTTTGGGGATACGTAAACGGATCTAAGTTTGGTATTACCCCAGGATTACGCATAAGAGCTAATAAAAGCTCTCTGTCAGTTTGCCCTGTTGCCATGCTCTATCCGCAGGTCTGTCCCTGTATGCCAGGAGTCTTTCCTGCCTTGCCTGGATTACCCGTAGTGTATCCCGTAGACTTGCCCATCTTCATAGGCTTGCCTGTGCGCTTTGCTTCTTTGCGTGCAGCTTTCATACCCTTGCTACCGTATCCGAATTTCTTGCCTCCGACATTTGGCATTTTAGTTCTGCTCCGTATTAAGGTTTACTGTTTGTCCTACGCGCTGCGCGTTTGACCGCACTATAGACTGTAAGGCTTGCGCCTGTGCCTGTGGGTTAGACGCAACATCGCGTGTACTAGGAATCGTCTTTTGCGATTCATCTGATTTGGGTGCGCGACCTTGCGCTTCCCCTTGTATAAACTGTTGGTGCTGTTGCATATGTTGCTGTATCATTGCTTGGAACTGTTGTATAGCCTGTGGGTTTAGTTGCATTGCCTGTTGCAAGAACTGTGTCACCGCAGGATCTTGTGCCGCCTGTTGGTGTGTGCGTATGTGCGTAGCGTGATCTTGCTCTGGCAATACGCCAGGATCTTGCATACGTCCTGCCATGTGTTGGTTCTCTAGCTGTGCGGCACGCACTTCGGGGGCATCAACAGAAGATTTAATGAACTTATCCATATCTGGCACACGGAACGCACGCATGATCATCTTGATTACTTCGTCCCTATTGATCTGCGGCATCTGCAACAAGTAGTTAGACAGAGCTAACGTATCTTCTCGCTCAAGCTGTTCAAAAAGAGGACGCATACTCTGCGTTTCTACGTTGACCTTAAAGCGCACCTTAAACAGGTCAGACGTTATTGCTTCGTATACAGGATCGTTCTCCCCTTCAGCCACATTAACGATAAAGTTTTCTGGCGTATATCGTGGGTCAGCCATGATGCGAAACGTGTTATATATAACCGCTTCGTATGCTTTACCTACTTGGGAAGATAACCACTCTCTGTTTTGTGTGCCAAAAGAAGCAATTAGGGATGCTTCCGTAGCGGTGCGTCTTGGTCCACCGCCCAATGCCATCTGCGATACTTGCAGCACCTGCTCTTCGTAGTTACGCATATCAGACTCTATGCCTAACTGATCAGGTGGGGGTGATCCCATCTGCATCTCTCTAAAGCCATTGTTCACATCGTTGACCCAAACAATAGACCCGTCACGCGCTCTGGTTATCTGGTCACTTATGTTGGCGTTTTCTTCTCGCTCTGATCGCTGCCCTAAAATAATGCGCGGATACCGTTTGAGTAGGTCAACTCGCCTCGACACAGACTCTACAATAGCTTTCTGCTCGTCCTCTACATAGGACATCATCGGCAAGCCAAACAGACTCTCCTCTGACAGGTCAAACTTAATGCCGTGGTAAGGAAACCCACCTTTGACAAGGTATGATCCTGTCTGCTCAAACTCTCCTGTCATCATCATCTCACCCGTAAACGGGTCTGGCTCATAGACAGGTTCTTGTTCTAAGAAAGGATGCGGTATATCCTCAATGGGCTGTTCAACCCCTTCGGCAAAGACGATGCGTCTGCGGTGGATGCGGTCATGCACCTCGTAAAGCAACGCATACTCGCCAATCTCTTTAGCTTGGTTTATCGACTCTTGTTCTTCGGCATCGGCCTCTGACCCCTGCGTAATGTCGTATAGTGATTCCGTATCGTCAGGGTCAGACGTAATAGCCTGTATCTGTCTGCGATTAACGAAACGATCATCGTTACGCACAAACTCTAGCGGCACTAACATCTTCTCAATGATGTATCGCGCATGGGATAGTTTGTGTGGGGGACAAAGCGGATCGACTAACATATTAAACGGAGACACACGCCTTACCGCCACCATATCATCTTGCATTGAATCGTTGACCACATAAGGCGCAATCAAATCATCGCCAGGTGCATTGTAGTCAAACTTGAGCCAACCAATAGAGCAATACAGTGCGTCAAAGATACACTGTTGCATCTCATCCTTAACCTGCATAACATCCATAGCAGCATTAGCAACGCGCTCAAGGATCTCTGCTTGGTATTCTCTATTGGGACTTTCTACGCGCAAGAATACGTGCGGGTAGTTAA